ACTGTATTAAGTAATGTCTATGCAACCATTACTACTAGTGCGCAAATGACTGTATTAAGATGGTCAGGCGCAACTGTACGTTCAGGAACATTTGATGACCAAAATGGATTATTTTGGCAGTACGATGGACAGTATCTAAGCGTTGTGAAACGATCTAGTACATTTAAATTAGCTGGTACAGTTAATATTTCCCCTGACAGTAATCTAGTAACTGGATTGAATACTCGATTTAGAGATCAAACTAAAGCCGGCGATAGAATTACAATTAAAGGCATGACGCACGTAGTAACTAACGTACAGAGTCAGACTTCAATGACTGTTGCTCCTGACTATCGAGGTAACACTGCTTGCGTTTCTGGTAAAGCATGTTTGATAGTAGACACTATTGTACAACAGAGTCAATTTAATATGGATCGAATGGACGGCACAGGTCCTAGTGGATATAACGTTGACATTGGTAAAATGCAGATGATTGGGCTACAATGGTCATGGTACGGCGCTGGATTTATTGACTTTATGATGCGAGGTAGTGATGGCAATTTTATTTTTGCGCACCGTATTCGTAACAGTAACGTAAACACCGAAGCTTATATGCGTACAGGTAACATGCCTGTGCGTTATGAAGTTATCAACGAAAGTGCTATAGGTAAACTGGCCAGTAGTATTACTGCTTCACAAACAACAATCCCATTATTGGATGCTACTTACTTTCCAACTGGTGCTGGTCAAGTGTATATTGACAATGAACTGATATCATTTAGTGGAAAATCAGGCAATACATTAATTGGCTGTAATCGTGCAAGTGCTATGTTAAACTTTGTTGGCGGCGATAACAGAACTTTTACAGCTGGCCCTGCAACTACGCACGAAGTTAGTACTGGGGTCATATTAGTTAGTAATACAATTAGTCCAAACATTAGTCACTGGGGTAGTGCGTTTGTAACAGACGGCGGCTTTGACTTTGATCGAGGATATTTGTTCAGTTATGCTTCGACAGGTATTGCAGTGTCAACTACTGTAGCCACTGCGTTCTTAATGAGACTAGCACCTAGCGTTAGTGATGCTATTGTTGGAGACTTAGGCGATAGAGAGCTACTCAATCGTGCGCAGTTATTATTAAAACAGATTCGAGTTACATCTGACTCAGGAACTGGTGGTATCGTTATTCAAGGTATTATTAATCCTAGCAATTACCCAACTGACCCAGGATCCGTTACATGGGCTAGCTTGTCATCTCAGGCTGCTGGCGGACAACCTAGTTTTACTCAAGTAGCACCAGGTGGTTCTGTTAACTGGGCAGGTGGTGGATCAACTACTACTAGTACGGCTACTGTAATATCAGCACCAACCGGTAATGTAACTATGCCATCTAGTGCATTGTTTAATCAAACTATTGGATCATATACGGTGTACGTGTCTAAAACTAGTTGGGATACATTAGGAGCGCAAGCTGGTTATTCTTTATCATCAGCTGAAGCTAAATTTCCATCTGGTACAACAATATCTACAGTGGTTGCAAACCCAAGCTCAATCGCTACAACATTGACTCAAATTACTGGCTCGGCAACAATACCTACTAGTGCATATTTTAAAACAGCAGTTGGAGCAACAACCATAGCAATGCTACAAACTAGTTGGACAACCTTAGGCGGTAGTGTTGGAGTTGGCGTTTACAGTTCAGATTTTCCAGCTAATACAACTGTAACAGGTGTCACTGGTCCGTTTAGCTCGGCTGGATATTCTTATTACAACGTAGCGTTTAGTGCTGGCGCTTCAACAGCTCATAATCCGGTAGTAACTACGTTAACAATTACTTCAATAGTTTATTCTAATCCAACAGTGACATTTGGATTTACCGCACAAACTTATACACCTTACAGTAACGGCGATAGTATTACTGTATCAGGACTAACAGGTACTGCGGCAGGTTATAATGGTACGTACACGGTAGTATCTTGTTCTACAACAACAGTACAAGTAAATCAAGCAACTAACTATGGTACTACTGTAGCTGGCACACCTCGAGTTGTTAACAATAATAGTCTAAGTACAATTACATTTGCAGTAGGCGGCACAGCCGCAAGTACAACTAGTACATTGATTTTTACGCAGGCTTCGTGGAATTCACTACCAATCGGTACAGCAGTTGTTGGCAACACAGTTAACGATCCGTTTAAACTTTCTGCCGGTACTGTAATTAGTACAATTAGTAATATTCAAACATTTAATAACGTTAGCTACTACACAGTAACATTTAGTAATCCATTATTGATAAATGTACCCGGTGGAACTGCTGTAACATTTACCTACATACCTTACTATACGTTAACTATGAGTAAACCATCAAGCGTTGCAGTTACCTATGCTACAGCATCAAGTTGTAGTTTTTCAGGAACTACATTAACTTTAGGTGGAACTGTTGTGGGCACGTTCTCAATAGGAATGACATTAACAGGTTCTGGGGTTTCAACTGGCGCAGTTATAACTGCAGGTAGCGGAACAACTTGGACTGTATCGCCAAGTCAGTCTACACTGTCAGGGGTTGCAATTACAGCTACTCCATATTTGTCAGTAACACCTGCAATTGTGTCATCAACATCAAGTTTCCAATACTTTTCTCAAACTACTTGGGAAACATTAGTTGCAAGTTATGGTGCAACTGTTGGTACACTAGTTGTAACCCCTACATACTTTCCAGCTAACACTACTATATCAAGTGTAAGCTCATTAAGTTCATTTGGTGGTACTAATTATTATAGACTTAACTTTACACAGAGTGCGTTAAGTACTATACCAAACAGCACTGCAATTACATTCTCCTTTGGTTTACCGGCATATGCACAGCCGGGAGAAACAGTATTTCAGTACATTGCGGCGCCTGGTACAGAAGCGGTGTTAGATTTAAATGAATTGAAAGAATTAACTAATACTACGTTAGGCGGTAGAGGATGTTTCCCAAATGGTCCAGACGTTCTATGTATTAACTTGTATCGACCATCAGGTTCTGGAACTATTAATGCCAACGTGTTAATACGTTGGGGTGAAGCACAGGCTTAAATTAAAGCTATCAAATCAAAAACTGTTTGCAACTTTGTTCGAATGGTCTTATTTGAAAAACTATTTCTTAAACCTTGATGTAAGGGCTTAGGTGCATGGTCAATTCCAGACCATGCCCAAGCACAGTGCTCATCACTTAATGTAGGAATAAACTCATCTTCAATTACACACAAATACGTGTGGAAATTAAACACATTATCATTTGATACAAATGTTTCTAGAGGAATTGTTTTAATAATAGGAGGCATATGTCCTATTTCTTCTTGGACTTCTCGTTGTAGTCCCTGCCATGGGGTTTCACCGCTAACTGTTGTACCGCCTACTAGTCCCCATGTACCAGTATGCTTGCCGTGAGCTTTTTGTAAGAGTAAAAAACGTCGTGTAGATTTAGCATATAGTAGTGCTCCGCTACATACAATCTGTTCTTTTATAGTTCTATTCTCCATGATCCTGGCCCGTAATCACCTTCAAAGCTCTTGACCCAGGAAACTCCGTTCCATAAGTATTGAACTCCAGTGTATATATTCGTCTGCCATATCATGGTGTTGCTTTCCTGAGTGCTGTGAAATATAACGTTCCATACAGATCCTGTATATTCAATGATATCATTAGTATTAGCAATTAATGGACCCCATGCACTAGCATAGGTACTGTCAGTATTGTTTATTGCTGACCCAATGTCTTCTATAATTAAAAATCTTGTTCCTGCCGCAATTGCTTGATCTGTTTCTTCAGTACCAGTTGGACGTTTAGGATTATATGTTTGTGGATTTACAATGGCGTCGATAGTACCAGGACTTCTTGCTCGATAACTGCCTGCTCCGTTATACTGTTGATCAGTATCTAATAATCCAGTGCTATCAATGCCAGTATTAGTTACTAGCGTATCTACGTTCCAATTAACATGTAAAATAGAATGATCTAGAGGGTCAACTGCGATAGTTCCAATTACATCAGTGCCATTAGGTTGTGTTAAAAATATTCTACTCGACCCAGCAGTATATTGTCCTGGGTATAAATTAAAAATACTATCCCAGTTAATTGCAGGTCCATTACGGATTGCAATATCTAAAGTAGGTTCTCGAGGTATAACATTTTCAGTTGGCGTCATTAAGTACGCTTTACCGGCATATACTTGTATTTGATAATCGGTAATGGTTATAACATCTCTAGTAAGAATATTTGACAAAGTAACATCAGGATCTGCAAGATCATTGCCCAGCCCTTCGATGTAACCGGTATTAGCAACTGATGATCCAGAATACATACTGGTAATAATTTTTGTGATAACTCCTAGGTGTTTAACTTTAGCTGGAGGACTAATCCATATTGGAGTTTCTAAAGTTAGAGTGCCAATCTCAATAGGTGTATCAGTGCCTACTGGAACAGTTCTACTTGACCATGAAATGTCATTTAAATTTAATACAGTTAAGCTAGTCCAATCTACAAAATTGTCAGTAGTCTGTAACTCTAAACTAGGATTAAACAATACTAATACTTGCTCTAGAATTTGTAATTTTTGTTCAGTACTTGAACTCCATATATCTACTTTCATAGTAAGTTTAAACGGAGTTGGCATTATGCGCTCAACTGTATAGTTTCTACCTGAAGTTTGATTATATGCACCACTGTCATCAATACCGCGTTCTCTAACATTTACCTTGCCAATGTATGTACTATCACTTAGACGATCTCTGTCTAAAGCTAGTGCTGTAACATATACTGAAATGCGAGGTACAGAATTTACTTTATTCTCGCTGTTGTTACGTATAATACTAGCCACTTGTCGATCAGCATCTCCATACATAACTGGAATACGATGCAAACTTCCATCACCGTATCGCACTACAAAATTGCTGAATACACGCACTACTTGTGTAATGTATCGTCTGATTTGACCATCATAGAAGAACTGCATTATAGATCCGCCTTTGGTTTAAGAGCATTTGACAAACTTTGTCGTTGTTCTTCTCTATAGTTGTACAAAGTAATAGTCCAAGATCCATCAGCTGGTAATACTTGTTGTACACTGTTTATTATAGGTAGTGTTATTCTTAAGCACGAACTCATTACACCAATAGGACTAGTATAGTTGTATGAACTTATCATTGACGGATAGTCAGCTAATGCGTAATCAACGATTGTTGTATTTTGTTTTAGTACAATATACAAGGCAGTTGTATAACTAATTCTTGTATTGATTACAGATGTTCCTTGGGTAAGTGTTAAAATATCCACAGCAACTTCTTCGTTGTATGTATAAGTTGTATTGTTAATAAACCCAGTTTTTAAAGTACTTCTAGTATCATTATTAGTCATG